TTACCGAATGTCTTTGCCATCGCGACAGATTGCAAAAGTTTAAAAGATTCCTTAGGCACTTACGCAAGCTGGCCTACCTAGGCCGCCCCCCTTAGGTCATTGTACGCCTTCACGATCGGCTCGGCTTCGGCAAGGAACTGTTCTCTCAGCGTCTTATCTTGGGCGATGAACTTTGCACCACGCGACGCAAGCCACTGCCTTGCTTTCATTATAGGAAATAGGAAGTGCTTGGGTTCGGTTGGCTCGCTCATTGTGATAGGGTCGGGCAATATGCCGATGCGTAGATAAGTCTGACGCATAAGGCTGGGATCTGCATCGCCACTGGTCAATCGCTTCTGAGTGGCTGCGACTTTCTCATATCGTTTGCCAACCTCTTCAGTAATCCCTGCTTCCTCACATATAGCCTGCACGTCTTTGCCTTCAGTGCGTGCAACGGCAATGATCTCGCCAGCATCTGATGCCAGTGAGATTGTCCTGCCTACCAGCTCAATCGCCTTGTCCCGCGTTTCGTTTAGTTTGTTTATTACGGATAGTAGCTTCATTTCTTAATACCTTTCTTTAGTGCGGCCATGTTGAATTTAGGTGCTTCACGCCGCCGCTTTGCGTGAACACGGTATGCCCGTTTGCGGTAGGATTCGCGTGCCTTCTCGCTCTTCTGCGATCGTGCTCGTATACCCAACCGATCATAGACTTCTGTGACTTTCTTGCTGATCGCCTGCTTAGTGATGCCGTACCGTTTAGCCACGGCCGTCATAGATTCAGGGGATCGATTCAGCGATATGTTCAGCACCGCATGCCCCAGCGTATCCGTCCGATTAGCCATAGCCGGGTGATCGGCAGACTTATCCATTAAATGTTCTATCACTTTTGTGATAGTCGCAACCGATGACGTGGTTACGGTGATCTTGAGCGCATCGCATGACTCAAAGACCAGATCCTGCAAACTATCCATCATCAACGCTGGGTGCGGTATGTTGGCCGGAATACGTTCGATTGCTTCCTGATCTATCATACGCAACCCTCAAGATCCAAATCGCCCTCAACCCTCACCCTCAAGATCCCCCTTAAGAGGGGGGATCTTGAAGGTGGTGGTATTAAGTTAATTTGAGTGGCACTCAAGTTAATTTGAGGGTTAGAAAGGCTGATCATTTGAACCCCCTTTGATTTGATACTTTCCGTCAACTTCACATATAAAGTCATCAGCCTTACCGTCAGATACATAGCGCTCGGCAGTTTGGGTTGATTTTCCAGTATGATCCTTAACCCACCTAACTAGATCAGCCCATGAACACGGCATAATTCCGCACCTCCGCCAATCAACAGTAGGAGCCTTTGGCCCCGGCTTCTTCTTTTCGGGTGCTTCTGACTCAAGCCACGCCAGGCCCTTGTCGGCGTGCTTAAGGTGGACTAGCGGCTGCGTCTTGCTTGCAATTAAATCGCTCGCAGTAAGGCCAGAACGTAGCCCAGACCGCTTTCCGCGCTTGGTCACCTCTAGTTTGTAGGTGTACGTGCCTTGCTCATTCTGGCCACAAGGCGACAGCATTAAAACGGCTCTCGCCCAATTAGTCAGCTCCGATGAGCCAAACCCGCTGTACGCCTTGTCGTGCCCTTGATAACCACTGCCGTCACGTGTTGGCTTCGGCGTGTGGTGCATAAGCATCCATGCAAACCCAGCCGACAACGCCAGCGGGTTCAGCATGTTGCGTAGAAAGCCACCGGCCGTCTCCTGGCTGGATAAGTCGCCACCGATAAACGCCAGCAACGGATCTACCCACGCAAGATGCGGCTTATGCTTTTCTACAAGGCGACGCATCCGATCGACAAACCGCTCCCCTGTCGACGTACAGTCACGAACGATCACAATGTTTTCCTTAACTTGTTGCAGCTCGTCTTGAGTGAGGTTCAACGCCTTCAGGATGCCCTGCAACGCCTCTGCCACGTCGCCTTCATCGTTCTCGGCCTGCACGATCAGCGACTTCAACGGCTTGCCGTGTGGCGATATGCCAAAGAGATCACGGCCACAAGCCCAGGTGATAGCTGCCTGTAAGCACAGCACGCTCTTACCAAGCCCGCTACTTCCAACCCACAAGGCGGATCCGCCACGGCAAATCCAGCGCTTGCCTAGCAGTTGCGTCGGATCTGCGTCCTCTTTGAAATTTACCAAATCCTCCCACTTGTACGGCTCTGGGATATCACCGTAGATCGTGCGCTCTTGCCATTCGATGTAGGTCAGCGTCGGAGCGCCACACTCGACCAACTCTTGCTGCTGGCCAGTGGCCGTACGCATAGCACCCGGCAACCTAGACAACCGCCCGGCGTCTTTGTTGGCAGGATCCAGCTTTGTGTGCTCTAGGTGCTTGTAAATAAACGCCACACGTTCGGCAAACTCCTTTGCGTTGGCCGCCCGCACATCGACAAAAGCATGCAGGCTTCGTGAACCGCTTTTAATGATAGCTGATGTAGGCAGGCCGCTGCGTTTGATGATCGCCCACTGTTCCTGCAGCGTGCTTTCGTCAAACTCGATTAAACAGTGCCGATATTTTGTGACGTGCTCTGCAGCTCGTCCGTTCCCATTATTAGCGTTAATCGACACATACACTCCGACGGCGGATCCTTGCCATTCTTTCAAACCATCGCCCTTGAAAATTTCCAGCCACTCCTCCCGGCTTCTCGTTTCACCGCTACCATCCGGCCGCTCACGGTCGCCGTCCTTAACCGATCGGCAAATGTTGATCTGATCGCCTACGTCAAAACAGGTAGTCAGAAACTTATCTACTGGCCCACTCTCCACGCTGATGGGCATCGGTGGCACTGGCAGATCCTCTCTAACGATCGCCCCGTTATGATAGCCATACTTGGCTTTTGGCCTCCACGCTTCCCTGGCTGGCTTCGTGTAGGCTGATTTGACGGCCGCCACTGCCTCCTTCTGCGTTAGGCCAAACTTTGCTCCCCAAATCTCGGCCTCAGTCTCAGCGTCAAACTGCGACAAGCCTTGGTCACGGAATTGCAGCGCCATTTTAAATAGCTCCGTGTTCCTATGCCCTTCCGGCGCCCCGTTGTGGTAAATCGCTTCCGTAGCTGGCGGGAGTGCGATCATTTTTTTGAAAACCTTTCCAACGCCTTTGCAATTACGTACTGAATCACTGCCTCTTCATCTTTCTTTAGCTGCTTCAGCCCAAATGCGTGCAACGCCTTCGCTGTTTTGGCGTCATAGCTTACGTCGACTAAAACTTGCTTCGGCGCAAGTCGTAATTTTCCAAAAGTAATTTTGCCTAAATCCTTCATTTGCCTTTAGCCTCCATCGCCTTCGCCTTATGCTCCTCGGCTCGCTTGAGCATTTCCTTGCAGATCGTGATCGCCAGATCCAGCCGTGTACGCACGGCCTGATACTGCTCTTTGAGCAGATTCTTTTTCGCACGCTCAAGTATTTCGAGGTGCCAGGTTAGACGTTTAACGCTCACCACTGCCCCATTCCCCACCGCATCCGATTGTTACGGGCGATGATCACTTGTTCTGCGTACTGCTCCGGCGTGTAGGTGCCGATGATCCTGGCAGAGAACATGGCCAGAAGATCGGCTAGGCTCACAGCACCGCCTTCGGTAGCGGCCCCGCCAGTTTGTATTGATACTTGCTGGCGTCGTATTCCAGCGGATAGCCAAAAAAGTCGCGCAGCAGATCAATGTCCCGCTGGATAGTTTTGTAACTACATTCGAGCTCAACGCCCAACCGTGCACAGCTAGGCAGCGTCAGATCCCGGCGCAACTTGCCAGCGATCACGCCCAGGCGGCGGAATGTCGGCCGTGTATCGCCCAAGCCCATCGCACGCTGGCTTTTTGATGCGAACGTGGCGGCCTTTGTGCTCACTTGCTAATCTCCACCATCGCCACTTTCGGCAGGCGCATCGCGTTGAACTGTTTTTCGCTGGCAGCAAACACGTCGATCACCGGCAACTTTCCACCGCTCGCCTTCTTGCTCTTAACGGCCGTGCCGGTATCCACAGCCACCCATTCACGCTTGGCACCGATGACGCGAATCCGTGACCACAGCGGAATGATGTCTGGATCCACGGCGCAGTGACGGCCTGCACGCAACTTGGTGCCAGTGCTCGACTGATATCGGCTCGACCACTCATCCTCACCCGGCCAATAGCCAGTGATACGCACCTTAATTTTCTTAACGTCGATCTTTTTGGCGTCCGGCCTCATATCAATCATCACGTTGGACGCCTGGGTGGCTGGGAACCCAAAGAACGCAAGAAACGTCAGCACTACGTTGCAAAGCGCTCTCATAGTCCCGCCCTTATGCGATCAATCAGATCGTTCTCGCGCCCTTCCGCAGCAACCAGCGCAGCCTTCGCCTCCGCCAGCTCACGGGCCAACGAGCGCACGCGGTTCAGTAACTGCTCGTGCGTGGATTGTTCAGGCAGTACCTCAATCACAGCGCACCTCCCGCGGGTCGTACTTCTTCAGCCAGCGCCAAACCTTGCAGATGGATGTGAACGCCTCAAACGCCTGGGCAACTTGCTCGGCAGTGTACTTGATGTCCTGTAGTTGGCCGGTGACTGGATCGATCAGAATGTTTCGGCACGTCATACCTTCGTCCGTAAATGCGTACGCGTAGGCGGACAGTTGGAGCAGATCGGTTTCATACCCGGTGGCTTTTGAGACGCCTTTTGCATCCGTCTTAAATTTGCGTGTCTTAAAATCCACCACCTCGATCTCGCCGTGAATGTCGCAAATCAAATCCACTCGCCCTGCGTAGCCTTCGGCCTCATTCACCAAAACGGCCTCATTAACGTGTACTTTTGAGACACAACATTCCCGCCACTCTTTCAGCCCCGCATAGTGTTCCTCATAGCCTTTGACCAAGTCGCCCGGATCCTCGCGATTGATGATGATTTCAGCCAGGGAATGAATGTGCGTCCCTCGGGCAGCAGCGGCCTCCACCTCCTTGCGGCTGTCCAACACCACACGCTTGGCAAAGTCATTGTCGGCCTCGCCTTCGTTCCGTGGTAGCGACAAGGCAGACAAGATCGCCTGCTCCTCTTTCCAATTTATCAGCCCTTGTTTGCTGGGCCCAGCAGCTCCGAGAATTGTGGTCACAGATGGGAACGCACCGACCTTGCGGGCGGATCGCAGATCACCGTGGCACGAATCCCCGCTTCGCAGATAATAGTGCGACGATTCCGCCTTTGCGGTTGCGATGATCGGGGCCATCAGTTCCACCTTCCGATCGCCGGCATGAGTTGAATCGCCAAAGCCACAGCGCACAGCGGAAACATGATTTGAACGACAACAGACAGGATTTCCATGGGGTGTCTTTCTGGCCGGAGTGGGAATTGCCCACCCCGGCCAAGTGATTAGAACGGGACGGGGTTTCCGTCGTGATCCAGTTCAGTTGCGGTTGTAGTTGTGGCTCCGTTGCGGTTGATTTTCCGAACGAACGCCTTGTCGACCGTCACCTTTTTCGCACCGGCAGGCAGTACCGCCTGCACGTTGGCGTAAGTCGAACCATCACGCTCGACGTGAGTGACGAGGATCTGGCACGGCTTACCGATCAGCGTTTCCAGATCCAGATTCTGCGGTGGCGCTTTCTTGGCATAGGATTTCAAATCCTTAAACAGAGCTGCCTTTTCATGCAGGCTCAGTCCGTAACGCCGGCCGATAGTGAACGGCCGTCCGTCCTCCATCTTGTCGGCCAACTGCCACACCAGGCGAATCTGGTGCTTCTTTCCGTACATGGTTTCGACGACGCCAAGATCCTCCACGTCGCAGAAAACTGCGTCATGGGAACCTTCGGGA